AGGAAAGGGAATGCAGGTGGATCAACATTAACCAATGTTACTCCTGCGTTGTCAGGAACTACTGCTGTGTGTGATTTTGCAGATTTAACTTTTGGTACAGCTACAGTTACAGCTAGAGGTTGTTTACTGTATAACACTACCAATGGTAATAAAGCAATTTGTGCAATTGACTTTGGTGGAGATAAAACTAGCACAGCAGGCGATTTCACTGTGGTTTTCCCTAGTGCGACTGCAACTGGTGCGATTATTCGTTTGGCGTAAATTTTAAAGTTTATGGTAAACTTTTATGACAATAAAAGAGTTTACTTATGCCTTTAGCAAAATTTAATTTTAAAGCAGGAATCAACAAAGAAGAGACTGATTACTCAGAAGAAGGTGGTTATGTTGATGCTAATTTAATTCGTTTTAGAAGAAATCGACCTGAAAAAATTGGTGGTTGGCTAAAAGCTAGTGCTAACGCTTTTTTAGGCATAGCTAGAGCTTTACATCAATGGGTTAGTCTTGGTGGCACCAAATATCTCGGAATAGGAACCACACTTAAATATTACATAGAAAGAGGTAGTGTGTTTAGTGACATTACTCCTATTAGAAAAACCAGTACCAATTCAATAACTTTTAGTGCAACCAATGGTTCTGCGACTATCACTGCTACTGATTCTAGTCATGGTGCTGTTATTGGTGATTTTGTTACTATCAGTGGAGCTACTTCTCTTGGTGGTTTAATTACAGCATCAGTCTTAAACACAGAACATCAAATTGTCACTGTGCCAACAGCCAATACCTACACTTTTGTGGCATCAGCTACAGCAAATGCAAGTGATTCAGGCAATGGTGGGTCAGGTGTAGATGGGTTATATCAAATTAATGTTGGTTTAGATGACTATGTGCAAAACACTGGTTGGGGTTCAGGAGCTTGGGGTGTTGGCACATGGAGTGCTGAAAATACTTTGAGTGTTACTAATCAATTGCGTTTATGGTCACACGACAACTTTGGTGAAAATCTCTTAATTAATGTTCGTGGTGGTGGTGTTTATCAATGGACAGAAAACGATGGTTTGAATACTAGGGCTGTGGCTTTGTCAGATATATCAGGAGCAGACAAAGCTCCTACTGTAGGATTACAGGTTTTAGTCTCAGAAACAGACAGACATGCAATTGTATTGGGTGCCGATCCTATTACCAGTGGCAGTCGTACTGGTGTGGTTGATCCTATGTTAATTGCTTTTTCTGATTCAGAAAGTGCAATTGATTGGAACCCCACCAATACTAATTCAGCAGGATCGTTGCGTTTATCAAGTGGTTCACAGATTGTAGGTGGTATAAAAGCAAGACAAGAGGTGCTCATTTGGACTGATACCAGTATTTACAGTATGCGTTTTATTGGTGCTCCATTGGTTTTTTCTGTTAATTTAATTAATGAAGGAGCAGGATTACTTGGACCTAAAGCCTTTGTAAATGCACCGAGTGGTGTATTTTTTATGAGCAAACAAGGATTTTATTTTTACAATGGTGCTATACAAAAACTACCATGTACAGTGCAAGAATATGTGTTTGAAGACCTTGACCTATCTCAGGCTTACAAATGTCATGTAGCTTTAAACTCAGAGTTTTCAGAAGTTTGGTTCTTTTATCCATCCATTGATGATGGCACAAGAGAAATTTCAAGATACGCCATATACAATTATGAAGAAAACTTATGGTCAATTGGCTCAATGGTGCGACATGCTTGGATTGATGGTGGTATACAAAACAATCCACAAGCCACTGGTGTATCTTCAAGTTCTTACTACTTATACAACCACGAATTAGGCTATAACGATGACACTGAGCCGATGGACAATGTGTTTATACAATCTGCTGATTTTGATTTAGGTGATGGTGACTCATTGGCGTTTGTAAAACGCATCTTGCCTGATGTCAAATTTGTTAATGCACAAGGCACTTCACCTGATGGTGCCATCAATATAGTATTAAAAAATCGTGATTTTATGGGTGAAAGCCTAACCACAGACTCTACATCACAAATTAAGTCTAATACCAACAAAGCAGATGTTAGGGCAAGAGGTCGTCAGTTTGTGCTTAGATTTGAGTCAGATGATGATAATGACACTGTTAATAGAAAAGATTACAAATGGAGGTTGGGTAACACTAGGCTAGATATACAGCCATCAGGTCGTAGAGGATCATGACAAAACTCTTGGTTACAAGGTTGCCACTGGCTGAAGGCACTGATGTAACACCTGAGCTTTTCAATCGTTTAATAAGAATATTAGAGATTAACTTAGATAATGTTGATCCTGATAGAATCCCTAGTTTTAACGCTACAGAGATTTCTGAATTGCAATTTGCAACAGGTAGTATAATATTTAATACTACAAACTCTATACATCAAGCGTTTGATGGTACTAGGTTCAGAGACTTGTACAGTCATCAAACCTATCCAACAGGATTAGGTGCTACAATGAGTGTAGGAGCAGTAACAGTTACAATAGGTTAATTATGGCTATAAGCGAACAATTACAACAAAGAATCAACAATTTAACTCAGGGCATGGGTGCTACATCCAACAAAGAAATGGAAATGTTTAGAGATGCTAGTCCTAGCAACATGCAATTTGATGTCGAAATAGATGGAAAGAATCGTCAATTTGGTTTTGATAGCCAACCTGATGAACAAGCCATGCAAATGTTAAGAGATAGATTAGGCGTTACCAAAGGAGCTATCTCAAACAGAGAAATGGAAATGTTTAGAGATGCTGTTCCTAGCATGAGCATAATGGGTGGTGGTGACGAAACCCAACAAGCCATAAATTCTTTACAACAAGAACTCCAAATGACCACTGATCCTGAAGAAGCTGAAGGCTTAGGTCGTATGATTGCAAAATTATCGGCAGGCATGATGGCACCTTTAGGTGGTGTAGCAAAACAAGTAGCACAAGCAGGTGGTGGTGAAGACACAGCTTTGGCTCATGTACGACCGGGTGAGATTGTCTTGCCTCCTGAAATGATGGAAGACCCACAGTTTGAGGCAATTGTTGAAGAAAAGTTTAATCAATTAGGTATTAACCCTGAAGAAGCTGTAGTAGGTATGGGTATTGCTAGTCTTAACCAATCAACAGGATTAGAAGAGTTTGGTTTTTTTAAGAAACTTGGTAAGAGTTTGAAAAAAGTAGTTAAGAAAGTAGCTCCAATTGCTATGCTAGTGCCGGGCGTTGGTACTGCTTTAGGTGGTGCTTTAGGTGGTTTAGGTGGTCTAGCAACCAAAGGTTTAACAAAAGTTGGTCTAGGTGGCTTAGGAAGTGCTCTTGGCAGTGTTGGAAGCACAGTCATGGGTGGCATAGCAAATGCAGGAATACCGGGCTTATCTTCTATAGCAGGTGGTACAGCAGGTGGTTTTGGTAGCATAGGCAAAGGTCTAGGTTCTTTAAAAGGTTTAGTAGGTGATGGTCCTTTAAGTGGTTTGCTTGGTGGTGGTCAACAACCAACCATTGAAGAAATTGGTGCAGGTGATCCAATGGCACAAGTTAGGATCGAAAGACTAAGAGCAGAAGGAATGTCTGATGCACAGATCATGCAAAACTTACAACAATCAGGCATGGTTCCACAGTCAAGTGGTGGCAGAAGCATCTTTGGTGGTGGTACACCCGGTCAAAGTAGAATAGGCATGATAGAAGATATGTTACGAAATAGACCATCCGATCCTGTCAGACAAGGTGGTGGAATGTTTGGTGGTGGAGGTCAAGGTGGTGGACTTGGTGCATTAGGCACAGCAGGACTGTTAGGTTTAGCAGGTTCTTTGGGTAAAATGGCTTACGATGAAACCAAAAAAGACAAAGGTGTGCCATTAACTCCTTTAAATACAATGAACGCGGCAGGAAGATTTAACTTAGAAGCAGAAATAGCTCGTAGAATGGGTCAACAAGCACCTAATCCAGTAGAGTTTGGTTTATTACCACAGAACACTTTGCCTGAACTATCAGGTGGTCAAGCAGTACCTACAGGCATGATGATGGGTGGTGAAGTGATGATGCCGATGGAAATGGCAGAAGGTGGTTCTTTACCTAATAAAGGCTTAGAAGCTCTTAACAAAGTCGCTCCTGAAGTTGTAGATCGAATGGGTTACAACATGGGTGGTTATGTCATGCCAATGCAATATGCAGAAGGTGGCAATGTAGCCATGGAAGACTTTGAAAGAAAAAATGGCATGATTAATGGAATGGGCACTGAAACCAGTGACGATGTACCTGCGATGTTATCTGATGGCGAGTTTGTCATGACAGGACAAGCTGTAAGAGGAGCAGGTTCGTATCAATTAGAACAAGGTGATGGTGGTATTCTTAACCTAATCCCATCGTTAGATGAAGACAGAGAGCGTGGTACAGAACTTATGTACAACATGATGGAGGTCTTTAGCAATCGTGCAAACGCAAGCTAATAAATAATTATGGCAATAATGGATAACATGAGAAGGGCAATGCGAAATGTTAGAGGTATGATCCAAGGTGAGCCTGAAATGATGGCTAGAAGACCTGTTGTTATGCCACGAACATTGCCAAACATACCAAGAGGCATAGGCAGTATTCCAAATATACCTAGTTTAGAAAACATAGATTTTTCTAATTTACCTATGGGTATGGATGTTACTAAATTTGATCCAAGAGCTATTAATGCTAATCCGACAGGCTTTCGAGACATGATAGAGCGAGCTCAGGCTCAAGAACAAATGATGCCACAAGCACCTACAGGTCAAATAACAGACATGCTAATGCGTAACCCTGATGGCTCTCCTATGAGTAGTGGTGGCTTTCCTATAATACCACCACCATCACAAGGTGGACCAATAGTAGGACTTAATCCACCTGCACCTGCACAACCAGTTGCACCTGTACAACAGCCTCTAGCACCCTACACAGGTGGCAATGATCCTGCTCCATATGTAAGCAATCAATTAAGAAACGAGACAGGCTTAGATGCTCTGAGCCAACAATTACTCTTTGGTTTAGATGGTAAAGGTGGATTCATACCCGGTGCTATGCGAGCGGCTGAACGCACATTCTTTAATCCTGATGGCACACCAAGAGTTGTAGAACAAAAAGTTGCAGACTTAACTCCTGACCAACTTAGGGCTATGGAGATGGCAAGAGAAGCCACTGGCATACAAGATCAGTATTTGAGTGATGCTCAGTCTGCTTTTCGTTCAAGTGTTGGAGAACTAGGCACAGGCTTAGACAGAGCAAGACAAAGAGAATTAGAGTCATTGGGTGTCATACAAAGTGGTGTAGGTTCACTGGGCAGACAATTATCTGATGTAGAAAACATACAAAGAGGTGCTGTAGGTAACTTTGGCACACAATTAGGATCACTTGCAGGTCGT